TTGCAGCCTATCTGAAGAACCCCAATAGTCCTTCCAATCGCTTTCTTTGAAGCCTCTACGTTTGTTTTTCTTGCCTTTTAGAGGTGGTTTTGTAGTTTTAAATTTGGCTAATTTCTTGCCTATGTATTTTTGCCCAGTAGTAAGATTTGTAATGAGATATACAAAGCCTTCATATTCGTCAGGTATTGTTTCGATTAGTTTCCCATTATAAGTCCACTGCATGAACTTATATATTAGAGATTAATCTTTCTTGCCTTTAGATTTGGCCTTTTTTTGTGCCTTAAGTTCGTTACGTTTTGTTTGTATTTCTTTGCGCCTTTCTGTTGCTAAACTTCTAATAGCCCTTAATGCCTCTCGTGCCTGTACGCTAGAGCCATAGTAGTTGTATCGTTCAAAACGCTCGTTCCAACGAGAGTATTCTATGAACGCTTTAACTAATTTGTCATGTGTGTCGTCTTGAATATCGTCACTCATATACTTCTACATCGTTAGCGTAACTGGTAAATCCGTTTTCTTTAATAACTTTAAGTACATTGTTTACACGACCAACTAATTCGTCACGATGTGAAATCAAATAAATGTTTTTGTTACGTTCTCTACCCATCTTTTTAAGAATACCTAGAGAATTTTCAACACCATTCGCGTCCATACCGCTGTCAATTAGTTCGTCAATAAACAATAAGTTAATGCCTTGATATAACGATTCCCAAACATCACGGAATGCCCAACTTAAACCTAGTATTAGCCTATTGCGTTCGCCTCGTGATAAGTTGTCAAAGTCTAAATCTTGGCCTAATTGTGTAATTTCAACACTTAGATCGTTTTGGAATACAACAGTGTGAGGTAATCCTACCTTATCTAAGTAATATGTTAAGCGATTGTTTAGATAAGCAAGGTTCTGATCGATGATCTTTTTACGAATAAATGAATCTTTATTCGTTAATAACTTCAATAGGAACTCTTGATGCTCCTTCATTGAAGTTAGATCATTAATCTTGTCCCAGGTTATTTCCTGCAACGCTGTATTTTCTAATTCTTCAATCTGTTCCGTGTACGGATCAGTTTCTTTTTGTTTGTTGTCTAACTGGATTGCTAGACTTTCAAGGTTGGTTCTATGATTATACGCCTCATTCAGCGTGTCATAGAATGTTTGTGGGCGACCGTTAATGTCTCCAATCTCTTCTAGTTCTTTTAAAATTGCTTCGAGATCGTTTGCTACCTTGTTCATGTATGTATCAGCATCGGCGAGATTTTTCTCTGCTGTGTTAATCATTTCTTCGTGCTTGTGTGTTTGTAGTTTTTGTTCACACGCTGGACATTTATTGTTTTGTAACTTCTCTACTTCCGCTGTATATTTGTTTACAGTTTTTTTTGCTTGCATGAGAGCAGTTTCTAGTGTAGCACGTTCTTTGTTAAGACTGGCAATTTTGGTAAATTGTTCGTCATATACTTTTAGTTTTTCGTGCTGTGTAATTTCTGCATCAATATCTACTCCTGCCAGGCTATCGATAGCAGTTTGTATTTTGACTGTGTCTTCGTCTTTTTGCTTTGACCATGCGCTTTGCTTAATTTTTAAACTGTCTATACTTTCTTGTATACGAGCGTTAGACTGCTTTACAGTTTCAACTCGAGTATTTTCTTGAGTAATCTCGTCTTTAGTAATTCTTACTAGTTCTTTTAGTGATTCTGCCTTTTCAGATAGCAGTGTAATGCCTAGCAGTTGCTCAATAATAGCACGTTGATCACCGCTTTTCATAGAAAGAAACGGCTCTGTATAAGTGTTGAGCGCAAGAATATGTTTAAACATATCGTGACTCATTTCGACAAGATTGTTTATGTCTTTCTGTGTTTCTCTGCTGTCACCCTGACCGTCGTCAGTAACTTCCTGTTCTTTGTTCTCAACATAAAACTTTAGTATATTAGGTTTGCGTCCACGTTCTATACGATAATTTACGCCGTCTTTTTCAAACTCAACAGTAACTAACATATTTTTACCGTTGATTTTGTTAATTAGGTTATCACGTTTGATGTTTGTTAGTGCAGTTCCGTAAATTGCATAACTTAGTGCATTAACAATAGTAGTTTTACCAGTACCGTTTCTGCTACCACTGTCGTCACCACCTTGATCAAGATTTTCACCAAGAACAAGTGTTAGTTGTTCTTGATTAAAGTTTACTGCTTGCGTAGCATTACCTACGCTCATAAAATTCTTTACGGTTAAATCCTTAATTTTTATCATAGGTTATGGTAAATTGCTAAAAGCACCTTCGGGTCAAACGCATCGCTTTCAATACTAGCAATCTGATTGCTAACAATTTGATCAATGCTTTCAAATTGTTCTACATCTAGGTCTGTGTTAATTTCAATTTCTTTCTTTTCTGGAATTAAAGTAAGTTCTCTTACTTTAGGATTGCCCATAAAAGTTTCTTTAATAAAACTTGCTTCTTCAAAAGAAATATCAATGTCAATACCTACACGTAGATATGTTTTATTTTGTATTAATTCTTCAGATTTGTCAATCAGTTCACTTAGTTTTACAGTTTTAAATTTAGGCGCATCTTGCCAAACTTTGTATACAGGTTCTTTTCCGTGTTCTAGTATCATCATACCTCGATCGTCATCCCACGCATCTGCGTAATTGTGTGGAAAAGCATTACCAATGTAGTGTACATTGCCTTTACTTTGACGCTTATGGAAGTGTCCTGAGAATACATATTCTGGTTTAGTTAAGTGATGTGCTTGAAGTTCGCCGTGATCTGGCATACTAACCATTGCGTTCATCATAAACAGTGGAAGTTCAAAGTGTCCAAACACGTAACGACTAGTAAGTTTTTCCATAGTCTTCCACTCGTCAGCAACTAACCACGGAACAAGTGTTACGTCATCGATGGTTGTAATCTGATCAACAATAGTAACGCCAGGAACATGGCGTCCCCAATCAACGGAATGGACGTCGCGTTTATCCTTATAGTAGAGATCATGGTTTCCAGGAAAGAAGTAAAAGTTTTCAAATGCTTCTCCTAACTTTTCTAATGCACGAATGCTAGACACCATAGTTAACATATTAAGGCTGTTTCTGTTATGGTGCCAGTCGCCTAAGAAGATGCCTGTTTCGCAGCCTTCCTTCTTTGCTTCTTCAATATACCAATCTACAAATTCTTCGCAGTCTTGGTTATGAGTAGCAGAGTTTGATTTTAATCCAAAGTGGATATCTGTAAAACACGCAACTTTTTTAAACATTAATCATTATCCCTGTTGTCAGCATTTTCTCTAGCCATTGCTGCTTCGTGTTCTGCATTAATTGTACGAGTGTAACTTGGATTCAAACCGTTCATTTCTAGTATGTCATCACGGATGTTTTGCATTTTCTTTTCGATGTTAATTACTCTAACAAATGAATTAGTTACTGCGGCAGTAAAATATGCAAAAGGATTAGCTGACTTACTTTCATCAAATTGTAAACCAATTTGGGTTAACTGTAGAATCGCTTGTCCCTTCATTTCTTCGTTGTAAGTGTATCCGCGAACGTTACCACGAGTAGCATATCGTTCACACAATTTAATATACATTCTAGCAAGTTTGTCTGTTATTTGCCCTTTGCGTAGTGCAAATTTTCCAGTGTTAACATCGCCTTCCCAGTGACTTTTTCCTACACATATTAGCTCGTCGTTATCGTCAAACTTCCAATGCTGGAATGCTGGAAAATTTAACTTTACTCTATAGTCAGCCTCTGTCTTAGGGGTTTTCTTTCGACCCGGTTCTAACGGAATGTGTTCGTAGGTCATAATACGAAAAATAACATCAGTCTTTTCAATTTTTCTATAATCAATTTCAAATTCTGCCAGTTTTACCTTTGAATTCTCTTCCTTTGCAATTTCAAATGCTTCTTGTGATAACCGCTTTGCTCTGTTTCGTTTTGCTTCTGCTGTAGATCTTACATTAATTTTATCAAGATTAGGTAGAATAATATCGTATTGATGGTATTCTGGCTTAGTAAAACTACTGTAAGATGTCTTTGATTTGTGTATTTCTTTTAATAAGTCTTTATTATTAAGATAGTTAACTTTTTTCATGTGTCTCCTCGAGGATTTGTCTAATTATAATATACTCAGTTAATTCTGTCAACTAAATATAGTAATAAGGATTACCAAAAATGCCAAGCAATAATTTTATAACATCAGCTAGAAACATTGCAGGAAGTGCTGCAAAAACTGTTGGAACAGTTCGTAATACATTTAATGCATTGAAAACTGACGGAGTTGGCGCAGCATTACGTGCTGCTAATTTATTACCAGGTGGCGAAACAGGCGCTGGCGGCGCAGCAACTAGTGCTTCGTTTGTATCTTCTGCTAAAGACTGGAGAGTACGACTAAGTCTGCCACAGAATGAAACATTTCTTTCAAGTGGTATTATAAAACCGTTAATTGCTACCAATGGATTAGTTTTTCCCTATACGCCGTCAATACAGATATCACATGTTGCAAACTATACACCTTTTAGTCCGACGCATAGTAATTATCCAGTATTGCAATATCAGAATTCAAGTGTGGATTCGTTTACAGTCCAGGCTCCATTTTATTGTGAAGATTCGTCAGAAGCAGCATATTGGATAGCCGCAGTGCATTTTTTAAAATCTGTTACTAAGATGAGTTTTGGCCCAGATGCTAATGCTGGTGCTCCGCCACCAATCCTTAAACTTAATGGGTATGGGGATTATGTGTTTAAAAATGTTCCAGTAGTAGTTACAAATTTTCAAATGGATTTGCCTAATACTGATGATTATATTTCGACAGGTTTATCGTACATGACAGAGCAAGAACGAATGCTTGCAGAACAAAACGAAGGATTTGAAGACGATGAGATTGATCCAGCATCAAAAGAAACACCTAAAGGTATCTCGTGGGCACCTGTAAAAAGCACATTACAAATTACATTACAACCGATATACAGTAGAGAGCAGATGCGTCAGTTTAGTCTTGAGAAATTCGTTAAAGGTGACTATATACTAGGCGACACTTCAGACCCAAGAAATAGTACAGGATTTATCTAATGGCAGAATATAGAAATAAAAGTCCGTGGTTCAAAACAACACAACTTCCGGGACACCTTGCACAGTTTAATATTCGACCAGTTAGTGCTGAACCAGATGATTGGGTGTATGCAATTGAACCGCAATACAGTAATAGACCGGATTTATTAGCATATGATTTATACGGATCGTCAAAGTTATGGTGGGTGTTTACACAACGTAATATGGACACTATAAAAGATCCAATATTTGATTTTAAAACTGGCGTAAAAATCTATATTCCTAAAAAGTCTAGTCTATTTAAAGTGTTAGGAATTTAATATGGCAGCTACAGATACAGTTGGTACTCAGCCAAATGTTCTAAATAAATTTGTTTCTTATAACACTATTTTTACTATTAGTGCATTGACGTCAGAACAGTTAAATTTTCCTGACTCGGCAAATAGTTATAAAAATGGAGTACTTGGGGAAATAATTCTACGTTCCGGGTCAGGTTACCCGGATAACAGAATTATGACAGCATATACATCTCCTGATAACCCGTCAGGCAAGTATGAGTTTTTTATTGATAATGTTGAGATGGAGTCCTTTATTTCTTTTAATAAAGGTACAAACGGATCTAACGCAACACAAATTAGTTTCAAAGTTACTGAACCGTACAGTATGGGAATGTTTCTGCAAGCACTACAATTAGCATCAGCCGCAGTTGCAGACAAAGGCATGTTAACTAACTATACAGAAACTCCATTTTTGCTAACATTAGAATTTATTGGTTATGATGCTGATGGGAACATTGTTCCTGTAGATGACACATTAACTCGACACATTCCTTTTACGTTTGTTAATGTTGACATGAAAGTTGATGCAAGCGGTACAACATACGATTGCACAGCAATGCCTTATAACGAAGAAGCATTTAAAGATTCAGTGTCTCGTATCAAAGAAGATGTACAAATATCTGCAAGCTCAGAATATACAGTGCAAGAAATTTTACAAAGTGGTGTTAACAGTTTACAAAAACGTTTAACAGCAGCAAAAAAAGATAGTGCTAAACAAGGAAGTGATACAGGCAAAGAAGATTATGTTCCTGATCAAATAGTAATTGTATTTCCTAAACAAGAAATACAAGCAGTTACTAAATCTATCGCAGATGACGGCGAGTCTGCTACTGCTAACCCTAAACAGCAAAAAAGAAAAAGTTTGATCGATTCGTTAGAAACTAAAGTAATAAATGAAGGTGAAGGAGCAAATGCTACTACTACAAGTTTACTAGTTCAAGGTACAGATTCATTAAATCCGATTGGTATTTCTAAAATGGGATTTGATCAAAATACCGGCGGCGAAAGTCAAGCAACTCCTGCTAACAAAGTACAAGAAGATCCGGATAAACCTGCAAAACGAAAAAGTAATTTCTACGATCCAAAGGCAAAGATATTTAAATTCACACAAGGAACATCAGTAAGTAACATTATTACTGAAGTTTTGTTAATGAGTGAATATTGCAAAAAATCATTAGAAGTCGAACCAGACGAAAAAGGCATGCGTAAATGGTTTAGAATAGAAACACAAGTTTATCTATTACCACCAAACGAAGGAAATGCTGCTAGAGCTAAACGACCTAAGTTATATGTGTATAAAGTTGTAGAATATCTAGTACACGAACATCGTTTTAAAGCACCTGGTGCGCCGCCACAAGGCTACGACGAACTTAAAAAGAATTGTATCAAAGAATACAATTACATCTATACTGGTAAAAATGTTGATGTTTTAAATTTTGATATTAAATTACAAACAGCAATGTTTACAACAGCATATCAAGATATGAACGCCCTAGCAGGACAAGTATACAGTCAGATTAACGGAGCGGGCCAAGATGAAAGAGGACAGCCTATTAATGCTAAACCAGCAAAAGTAACAGCAGATGCTGGCATAGGCACTCCGCCAATTGGCGAAATGATACATCGCTATAAAAATGCAGGCGATGGCCCTAACGATGATTATAGAAGTTTAATTGCTAAAAACTTTCAAGAAGCATTATTAAACAGTCCTGCCGATATGTTAACGTTAGATATCAGTGTACTAGGCGATCCTTATTATCTTGCAGATAGCGGTATGGGTAACTTTTCGGATTTACCGCAAACATTTAATTTAACAGCAGACGGCTCAATGAATTATCAATCGGGTGAAGTTGATATATTAATTAACTTTAGAACGCCAGTTGATTATAGCGGGTCAACTGGAGAGATACAGTTTTCAGACGGGTTTGATGCAGCAGGCTTTAGTGGGATTTATAATGTAATTTCTGTAACACATACATTTGATAGCGGAAAGTTTGAACAAACACTGAGTTGCATTAGACGCCCAATACAGAAACCAGTTAAAGAACTTGAAGCTCAAGTTGATGTTGGAGAACCGACAGCAGAAGCAGACATTGCAGATGACGGCGGCAGCGCAACAGCTAATCCAAGTCAGGCTACTCCTACTAAGTCTGTAGATTCTAAAGATCAAGGCACACCAGGTAGTCAAGTGGAATATGATGACGACAGGTTAGCACCGTAATATGAGAATAAATTATGCCTAATTATGATAGCAGAACGCCCGAAAGTAAATTAGTTAGCCAAGAAAACGGCGGCCCATTCCTTGCGAGAGTAATCGAAAATTTTGATGCAAAGTATATGGGAACACTTCGTGTTCAACTATTAAGAGATGTAGGTAATCGTCCTAGTAGTGAAGGCAGTATTTTTGAAGCAAAGTATCTTAATCCGTTTTATGGTGTTACTAGTATTGAGCATGTGGGAAAAAATAATGACTTTAACGATACTCAAAAGAGTTACGGTATGTGGATGGTCCCACCGGATACTGGAGTTATTGTAGTTGTAATAAAAGTTGAAGGAGCCGGATGGTATTGGATGGGCTGTGTTCAAGATGAATACATGAATATGATGATTCCTGGCCTAGCAGCTTCTGAAATAAACACAGAAACTCCTCCAAAGAAAAAGCCAGTTGCAGAGTATAATAAAAAAACAAACAATTACGAACATACAGATACTACGCAGATTAAAAAGCCAATACATCCTTTTGCTGCAACTTTAGAAGCACAAGGCTTATTAGCAGATGAAACAAGGGGTATCACTACAAGTTCTGCAAGACGTGAAAGTCCTAGTAATGTATTTGGAATTTCGACTCCGGGGCCTATTGATAGAAGTAACGGTGCAAAAAGAGGCAACGTTGGCTCAACACAAAACAAAATTCAAGGTACTTTTGTAAGTCGTCTAGGCGGTAGTACTTTTGTAATGGACGACGGTGACGACAACTTTCTTCGTAAAAAACCAGCAAGTGAAGCACCGCCAGAATATGCAAGTGTAGAAAATGATGAGAAGGGCGATGTTAAAATACCGCATAATGAACTAATACGTTTAAGGACACGTACAGGGCATCAAATTTTGCTACACAACAGCGAAGATTTAATCTATATAGGTAACGCCAAAGGTACGTCTTGGATAGAACTTACAAGCAATGGTAAAATAGATATCTATGCTAAAGACAGTATTAGTGTACACACAGAAAATGATATTAATTTTACTGCTGATAGAGATATTAATTTTAAAGCAGGGCGTAACGTAAACACAGATGCCGGGGGCTGGATAAAAGAAACATCAGGCGGCAACAACGAAACTAAAGCTAACGGAAATATACTTGAAACTGCTAATACAGATATTCACATGAATAGTGGTGGACCTAATGCTGCTACCGCTGCTGCTAAACCGCAGCGTACTCCGCAAGCGGAGCCGTGGGACGGCCACGAGAACTTAAATCCAGCAGAGCATACGCCAGATAAAACAGAAGCACAAGTTAGTCCAGTAGCAACTAAAGGTGTACTAACTAAGATACTTGATACCTTCAAGAAAATAGGAAAATAAATACTAAACTATGGCAACAGAAATATCAGGTAAAAATGTACTAGCATCATACACAGGAGCAGATCCTGAGCCAACCGGCAAGGCGTACAAAGGCATTAGTACAATAGGGAATCCTAAGAGTTTTGCACTATATGATCTTGCACTAATTAAGCAAGATTTAATAAATCATCTACATATCCGTCAAGGAGAAAAATTAGAAAATCCTGAGTTTGGTTGTGTAATTTGGGACTTGCTATTTGATCCATTAACTGAAGATTTGAAAGAAATTATTGCAGATAATGTTACGGTTATTATGAACTACGACCCAAGAGTAACAGTAGATAGATTAGTAGTAAGTCAATACGAAAGTGGGATCCAAGTAGAGTGCGAGTTAACATATCTTCCCTATAACATTTCAGAAGCACTTAAATTTAAGTTTGACCAAGATAATAACATACTTAATTAACTGCCCACTTAATTCACAACGATAAATATTATATCGAGGGCAGAATATGGCAAGTGTTGATAGACAAAACAAATTAATAGCAGCAGAAGATTGGAAAAAGGTATATCAGTCTTTTAAAAATGCTGACTTTAAATCATACGACTTTGATAATTTACGTCGTACAATGATCTCTTATTTGAGAGAGAATTATCCAGAAGATTTTAACGATTACATTGAATCTAGTGAATACCTAGCACTCATCGATCTTATTGCATTTTTAGGACAAAACCTGTCGTTCCGCTTTGACCTAAATGCTCGCGACAACTTCCTTGAATTAGCAGAACGTCGTGAAAGTGTG